GCTTGGATGGCTTCACGTTTCCTTACTAACTGATCCGCAAGAACACGGCCGACGTAATCCAATACTCCTGCCTTGTAAATTAGGATTGCCCAATATTGCTCGGTGTTTGTGGCTATACTTAGGAAGTCGGTTAATACGGTATTATTAGGGATTACCCAAAACGTCTCTACTCTACTCGGTCGAATGTAGTTTGTATAAAGTGGGTCGCCCTCGCCCTTGCGTGTAATCACATAGCCTTCACCTGCAAGCGTCAGCTCTGTGCCTCCGCTGTTTGCTGTGCCTGTCGGTCCGTCCCAAATTTCAACCCTGTGGGTGACGTTGTTAATGCTCTTAAACGAGCCGTAATAAATCCGTGCCATCTTATCCTCTGCTAGAGTCTCTGTTATATCGTTCCAAAACTATTGCCAAGTCTCGCCCCTGTATAGAGGTGCTTGCTACAAATCCGCTGCTGTCGTTTGTCTTTAACATTCCTTTCAACTTATCTAACGGCGCTATAACTTCAGGGTTAGAACTCGCCCCGGGATATTCACCCATAAGGCCAAGCGTCGGCCCGCTGACTATACCACCATCGGCGAAGGCTGTAACATTAGGTCCCTTTTTTAATTCATTCCTTACGATTGCTGCGCCTGCCATTAATGCAATACCCGCCACGGCAGCCGCTGCAGGATTTGCAATTAACAATTTTTGAAAGGCTTCAGATGCAATAGCCGTAGCTACCAAAGCCTTACCTAAAGTATCCATAAATCCCGCAATCGCGCCAAGCATATTTTTACCAAAGTTTTTGCCCGCACCTTCTTCGCCTGTTGCCATGTCTGCAATAAATTGCGCCATATTCTCAGCCGTTTGCATTTGTAGTTCAGCAAAGGCAGCATTAACAGCATCTAGCGCGGTCCGTGTTTTTGCTTCCCATTCTGCCGTCTTAATATTCGCGGCATTTAAAGCGCTTGCGTGCTGTTGAAAACTTGCACTGTTGCGGTCTGCCATCGTTTTAAACGCGTCGCTTACCTCTACGGTAGTAGCAACAACCGCAGGGCCCTCTTCAATTATATCTGTAAATAATGGCTCGCTTCTTATGTCATCCAATACAGGCGGGATCTTATCAAGCTCCGCCAAGACGTCGGCCATTGATTGCTTGACAATCGGATCCACTGGAGCCAACAAACTGCCACCTGTATTCTTTGCGGTCAGCTGCTCAGTGGCCGCTATAACAGCCTTTGTAACTTTTATCTTTTCTTTACCTACTACTTTAGTCGCTTCGATTTCATCCAGTGCGAGCGAGTGCACTTTATTTTGGTAAGCCTCGTTTAAAGTTGTGCGAACTTGTAGGCTTTCCTTTTCGTATTTTTTACGAACCTCCGCCTGTTCTGCAGCGCCTCTAGTTATTCTTAACTCATCAGACTGGCGCCTAGCGATCAAGTGCATTGCATCAACGCCCGCCTGTTTGTATAATCCTTTTTGAGTTTCTAGGCTTTTGCGTTTTAAGTCTAAAATAAACTTTTCGCTTTTGCCCTCTGCTTTTGCTGTTGCAATTGCAAGCTCCAAACGGCGCTCCTCTATTTTAATTTTCTTTTCGCCGTTAGATAGCAGTTCGCCCTGTGCTTCTTTTAAACGCTCAATATTTTTTTCAACTGCTGCGGTTTCTGCTGCAAGTTTACTTAGCAAATATCCAACGGCTGCAATAGACGCTGTGAGGATCACCCAAGGCCCTGCCGCTAACGCTAAATTCATTGCCCTAGTCGCTACTGTTGCGCCGTTAGTTGCGGCTGTATAAATGCTAGTAGCTGCTGCGCTCAGTCCTTGGCGAAATGCGCTTTCGGCCTGCAGGGCATTACCTACCGCAGTCAAACCGTTGACGATGGCCATTGCTGATTGCAGCTTAACCATTGCCGCTTGCAAATCCTTACCGCCTAATCCTGCTAATTGCATGGCTCCTTGCATTGCCCCAAAGGCTCCCGCCGCCGCCTGCACTCCACCTAGCACCGCATCCAATCGACGCGTATCACTCGCAAAATATCCAACCTCCGCACGCGTGTCCGCGATGCTGTCCTTCATGCGGCCCGCCTGTTTAATTATTTCATTAGCAACTTGGGCAAACTCTGGACCTAACGCCCGGGCTTCCATTGCTAATTGGGTTAACTGCCTTACGCTTCCCATCGTTGGGTTACGCGTAGCAATAGCCGCCAAACGTTCCTCCATCCCTTTAGCGGACTTCGCAACCTCGGCACTCATTTGGTTGCTGCTCTTTTGAACTATAGCAATAGCCTTGTTAAACCCTTCGCGCAGTTTTTCAATGTCTGCGCCAATTACAATATTTAAACTTTTAGCCATTAGATTATAATTTTATCGCCAGTTTCCAAAAGCACAAAGTCGCCACTTTCCAAAAGAATAAAAGACTCTGCAGCAGGCGCGGGCGAAGTGTAAATATAGTTTAGTAAATAGTCCTGAGAAATTTGGTAAAGTCCCGCAAACGCTGCCGTGTCGTCTGCTGTGTGATTCTCGCCGTCATATTCAATTACTTGCACGTAAGAATCGTTATAGGTGTCAGGCGTTACCGCGTCATCAAACGCCGCCCTAACTTGCCCGCTCAACTCGATTGCATCCGCAAAGCTCGTTGCATAAACATTAACTTGCACCCGTGCAAACTCTGTGCGACTGTGGCCGCTGTTGGTTGGGTTGGCTGCAACGGAAACAAGGTTATAACTGATCGCGGGAAATGCTGATTCCTGCGGGATTCTCACGGGGTTTATCCGCGTGCCTACTAACGAAGTGACCCCCGCCGCATTGCTTAAAATTGAATAGACTATTTTTATAGGTGCGCTCATGCTTTCGCGTCTGGGGTTAACTTATCAAAGACATGCGAATATAGTTTTAAAGCGTCGTGAATTGATAGGTAATCGGATTGCTCCCAAGGAAATGTTAACAGCCGTTTGGGCTCAATAGGTTTCTTTAAGTGCGGTGCCATGCCCGTAGCAACCGCCCAGCGGGTTATTTCCCATTGGTTGCGATACTGCTGCTGCTGAGCTTCGCGCATCCCTTCTAATTTCAAACGCCAAAAGCGAGGCGTTGATTTTAAAAAAGCCTGCTCGCTTAGCATCATTTCGCCATAAGCAATGCGCTCAATCTTGCGCCAAGTTAGCGGGGCGCTGTCGCCCTTGGCAGTTACTCCCCCGTTGACTCTTCAACAGGTGCAAAAAATTCTGTTATTGCTGCGGTGAATCCTTCCAACGCTGGGCTAATTTCTTGAAACTTTTTAATTGCAGCTCCTAACTTTTGCACGGTTGGGTAAGGCGTTGGTTTATCCTGGGCCTCGTAGCCTTCCAAGATCCCGTAAAACGCGCAGCTCAAAGCAAAATCCATAGACTTTGCTAAGTCCTTTTGCAAGTTTAAATCTGCAAAGGTTTCCATCCCTGCAACTTCCATAATGTTGCGCAGGCTATTCATGTTAAATAAAAGGGGATGCTCAGCACCCCCTAGTTTAATTGTAGTGCTCATGGCACAAATATAACACTATTAAGCAACAGTACCCAAAGTCAAAGCGCCAGATCCCTGCAAGGTGCCTGTCCAAGTTGCTTTGTCGTTGTTTGGTGCGCTCAAGCTCAAGCTGCTAAAGAAAGCGGAGCCAGTATATTTTTCGTCGCCCGTTACGTTTGATGTCATTACAATAGTCAATAAAGTACCCGCAAGCAAATCTGTTACCAAATCCTTGTACGAAACTTGTGACGCTCCTACGCTTGAGTCATCTTCAAAGATTGCTTCGACGTTCAAAGTGTAGCCATACTCACCCGCAATAAATTCCTTTGCGCCTGCGCTGTCTTTACTTGTTACGTCGATCATGTCCTTAGAAATGTCGAGTGAATTAGATGTCGCGTTAGCGATTTTTTTAAGTGTGCCGCTCACATCTTTATAGATGCTTATGAGCGTGCCGTTAACTGGTCCTGTGGTTGGCATGATTATTTATATATTAAGTTATTTTTTTTAGCTAATTTGGCTAGGATTTTATCCACGCCGTTTATAATTCCGTCCGTTACTCTGCCCGCGTTTTGGTCTAATGCCGGGCGCATGAATGGGCGGGGTTCAATGATGCCAGTATAGCGGCCTGTCTTTTCCTGTATACGTGCAACAGTGCCGTATTCAAACATCGGCCCCAGGTAATTATTGTAATATTCTTTGCGCAATCCAATCAGCACTTTTGTTTTATTGTCCTTATCCTTGCCAGTAATAAAGCCGATGGATGCCGCCAAGTCTCCGCTATCCTTTGGCGCTAGATTCTTTGCGCTACTAATTATTG